TATCAGCGCCAAAAGATTGTCTAAGAGGAGAAGGTTCATATGTTACAGTGCCATCAGGATTAACATCATAGCTAGATTGCATCTGAGCCATTCTTTCTTGTTCTCTCAAGTCTCTTCCATATCCACCACGTTCAACGGGAGGTAAAATTGGAACTGGAGTTTGCATTGGATTAGGTGCTGTTTGTGTTTCTGGTATAGGTAAAGTGTTTGTAAGACCATCTTGAAAAGTTTGAAATCCAGTGTTTGTACCCATAGAAGTAAGTTGTCCCCCTGGTGCAGCTGTCATGCCTGTCGGACTAAAAATATTATTTTGAAAAGAATAACCTAAATTAGCATATGGATTAGGTACGCCACCAACTTGCATACCAACTCGGCCGCCTTCATTAAATAAACCAGTTATGCCTGGAAGTAAAGAAGCGCCATAATCTAATGCATTATACATGGTAGGATAAGCTAACATCCCTTCTAGGGCAAAGGGGTTTGCAATTTTTTTTAATCTATCTTTGTATGACATTTTTTCTCCCGCATAACCACCTGGCTCATCTACTAAACCTCTCTTTGGAACAATTCCTCCCTCGTTAAAAATGGTGTCGTCGTAAGGATTTGATGTTATTTCATTTACATCAGGAAAAAAATAATCATAAATAGTAGGAAAAAGACCTTGTTCTTCTTCTGGCATATTTTCTACCAAAGTTTCGTCTCTAAAGTAACGAGACATAGGGTCTTGTGGTGACATATAACCTGGAATTGGATCTATGTTTGATGGGTCTGTTGAAGGAACAGGTTGTTTTTGATAATCTATAATGGAATCCACAGCAGGATTAACGGCAGGAGTAGTGCCCTCTGCTTGTGCAGCTAAAAGTTTATCGAGCATTTCTTCTTCTCTAGTAGCACGTCGTTTACCACCAAAGTAGCCAGCGCCTCCTCCGATGAGTAGACCTAAAATACCTGCCATATCAGATGTGTTCATCTATATTTCCCCTGACTTAATAGTTGCTTGCATATTCTTTATACCATCTTTTGCTAGTGAAACGCTAGCTCTAAGTTTTTGATGATCGTCATTTTGTTCCATTTTATCTTCAGCAAGTTCTTTTGCTTGTAACATCTTGGCACGATCAAGATTTAACTTATCTTCGCCCTCTTCTTCTTTTCTTTGATTATCTCTGGCTTTAAGATCAAGTTCTCTATCTTTAAGTTTCAATAATGGATCATTTTCTATGTTATTCAAGATTTCTTTTTCAGCTGCTGCAAAATCATCCATAAATTCTGCTATTAAAACAGCTTTTCTAGCTTCCATTTTCTGTGTTTCTTCTTGCATTACCTTTTGTATGTTCTGCATTTGTGGATTTTGCTGCATTTGCTGCATTGCTTGAGGGTCATTCTGCATTTGCATCTGTAATTGCTGTAATTGTTGCTGTAATGCGTTCATTTTTTGTATTTCTTCTGCAAATTCCATCTCAACTTGCTCATTAGCCATCAATTGTATGTGCTGCATGCAGTTAGTTTGCAATGAAGCAAGTGCTTTTGGATTATTTCTACAAATTGTAGTGCCCATAAACCTTAAATGCGCTTTCATGTGCGCTTGGTGGTCTTGTTTTGGGAACGCTTGAAATTTTTTACCGCCTAATGCCATAACATTTTCTGTTGCAGGGTCTAGTGGCTGCGGTGGCATTGGTGGAGGTAACAAAGTATCAATATCTTTAACACCAAGTGCCTCGTACATATGTTTGTATGCATGATAAATGTTGTGCATTTGTGGATTTGACATAGCCAATTGTAGTTCTGATTGTGCAACTGTAATTCTTTGCGTTTGTGAGAATATGTTTGGATCAGCTACAGGTACAATATCAACTCTGTCATCAAAGTCTGATTGGAATATTTGTCTTTGTCCACCGACAATGTCGTATGGATAAGCAGGTGGTAAGTATGTTACAAAACATTTTGCAAGTAACATAAATTCTTGTTTCATGGATGCATATAATCTTTTATGTATCGCTGACATAACCCTCGATCCGCGTTCCAAGAGCGCCACAGTAGTGCCCACGGCTGCCGATTGATTACCATCACCCACTTGCATATCAGCAATGCTCGCGAACCGCTGACCTGATTCTACAACAGAACTTAATAATTGTAGAAGCGTGGCATTCGGACCGTTAAACGGTAAAGGCATAAATGCATCTTTAAGATTTCCACCAGGTGCATCAACGTCACGAAACTCGCCCGGCTGCAACGGTTGAGCTTCGTCTCTGACTCTGATGCCTCGCATTTTGAATCCGGCCGGTAAATTCGACAAGGTGCCGGCATCGAGAAGTTGTCTCAACGCAGCTGTGGCAGTTCTTGATAGACCGCCGATCATGTGGATTAAGCCGAACCCGTAAAACCCGAGTCCTGGTAGAAATTTGAAATGTACAAAATAATCTTTTCTTCTTTTTGCTTGATCATTTGGTACAAAATTACGTCTGATTGCAAGAACAGTACTGCTGTCCTCTTCAATAGTGACGATGTATGGAAGTTTAAGTCCTGTTGGTTCTCCTGTTTGTGGGTTCATATCTTCAAACCCTTCTATG